AACCGCTGGACGGCCCCCCGCGGCCACGTCGCCAACCCCGCGGCTGCATCATCGAAGGCTGCGAGCGGGAACACAAAGCCCACAACTACTGCGACGACCACTTGCGGCAGAACAGGCGATGAGGGGGCGGGGTCGATTCGTCAACCACCGCCCACACACTGACCCCCATGCATGCTTGCGCGCAAAATCTCAGTTGAGACCCATTTCCCACTCGGTGGATAACCCACCCTTTACGAGGGGTGGTCCACCTAGTGTCGGAGCTATTCAATGCCAGCGCAGCGCAAACCGGTTGAGCAGAAGCGTCTTACGGGTCGGTCTAGCGGTCGTGATGCTGGCGGTCGGAAGCTACCCGAGCCGGTGGTGGTGTTGGCGGCGAGCGCACAGGTTCCGCCGGCACCTAAGAGCCTTAGTGATTTAGGTCGTGAGACGTGGGAGCGTCTTTGGGTTGCGGGTCAGTCGTGGTTGTCGATGACGACTGATGTTGATGTGTTGACTCGGTTGTGTGAGGCGCATGACGAGCGTGAGGCGATGCGGGAACAGATCGCGACTGATGGGTTTACGACTGAGGGATACAACGGGCAGCCCCGTCCGCATCCGTTGTTGGCGCATGTGCGTGCTCTTGAGGCGCAGATGACGCGGTGGGAGATTGAGTGTGGGTTCACGCCCGCTGCCCGTTCGAAGTTGGGGTATGCCGAGGTGAAGCGGGTCAGCAAGATGGATGAGTTGATTCAGCGGCGCCGTAAGGGTTCGTGAGCAGGGTTGCGGGTTGGCCGCCGCGGTGGCTGACGAAGGTTCCAGCGGCTGCGTTGCGGAAGTCTCGTGGCCCTGATGTGGCGGATTTCATTGACACGTTTTGTCGGGTCACGAAGGACTCGGTTGGTGGGCGTGCGGGTGAGTTGGTGGTGTTGCGGGGTTGGCAGCATCAGTTGTTGCGGCACACGTTCGCTGAGCGGCCGGATGGCAGGTTGCTGCATAGGCAGGCGCTGATCGGTGTGGCGCGTAAGAACGGTAAGTCGGCGCTTGGTGCGGGGATGGCGTTGGATCACTTGCTGTTTGGGTCGCCTGGTTCTGAGGTGTATTCGTGTGCGGGGGATCGTGAGCAGGCCCGGATTGTGTTCGGTACGGCGAAGCGGATGGTTGAGTTGGATCCGGAGCTGTCTGATCGGTTGAAGCTGTATCGGGATGCGATTGAGCACACCGAGGCGGGCAGTGTCTACAAGGTTTTGTCGGCTGAGGCGTACAGCAAGGAAGGGTTGAACCCGACCCTTGTGCTGTTTGACGAGGTGCATGTTCAGCCGAATCGTGAGCTGTGGGATGTGATGGCTCAGGCGATGGGTGCCCGCACCGAGCCGCTGATGGTGGGGATCACTACCGCTGGGGTCAGATTCGATACGTCCGGCCAGGATTCGTTGTGTTACAGCATGTATCAGTACGGGCGGAAGATCGTGACCGGCGAGCTGGATGATCCGTCGTTTTTCTTTGCTTGGTGGGAACCGCGTGAGCCGAGTGCAGATCATCGTGACCCGATGGTTCAACGGGAAGCGAATCCTGGGTTTGGTGACATTGTGTCTGCCGAGGATTTCGAGACGATGGTGTTGAAGACGCCGGAGGCTGAGTTTCGGACGAAACGCTGCAATCAGTTTGTGGCGTCGGCGACTGCGTGGTTGCCTGCTGGTGCGTGGACGGCTTGTAAGGATGAGCGTGCCGTCCCGGATGGGGTTGAGGTGTGTCTCGGGTTTGACGGGTCGTTCAATAATGACTCGACTGCGTTGGTGGTTGTTTCGTGCGGCGATGTACCTCACGTTGATGTTGTTGAGTGTTGGGAGAAACCTGCTGAGGCGGGCCAAGACTGGGCGGTCCCGATTGTTGAGGTGGAAGACAAGATTCGGGAATCGTGCCGTCGGTGGAAGGTTCGGGAGATTGTTTGTGACCCGTTCCGGTGGGCGCGGACTTACCAGATTCTTGAAGACGAGGGTTTGCCGATTGTGGAGTATCCGCAGTCGTCGGCACGGATGACTCCGGCTACGCAACGCCTGTATGAGGCTGTCTTGAATGCTGGTGTGACTCAGTCTGGTGATCCTCGTTTGGATCGGCATATTTCGAATGCGGTGCTGAAGCAGGATTCTCGTGGGACGCGAATCACTAAAGAGGCCAAGAACAGTGCCCGCAAGATTGATCTTGCTGTGGCTGCGGTGATGGCGTTTGATCGGGCGGCGACACCCGCCGAGACCGTTGATGTGGGGTTGCCGTTTTGGACGTGATGGCCCTGACAAAGATTTTTGAGGAGGGGTTTTGTTGACTGCTGCGCAGCTGGTGTTTGTTGTTTGTGCTGTGGTGGTGGTGGTGTCTGTTGCTTTGGTGGTTGCGGGTGTGGCGGTCCTTGCTGGGGTTGGTTGGGCGTTGGTGTCGGCGGGCGGGTTGCTTGGGGTGTCGGCTATCGGTGGGGCGGTTGTGTTGTTGCGTGACAGCGAGATTCGTGCGCTGTGAGGTTCATTGATCGTTTGGTGGGCAGTTCTGATCCTGTGCGGATGACGTTGGGTGAGTATTCGCAGCAGTTGAATCAGTTTGCTTTTGGCGGTATCGGTTACGGGTTCGGCGGTGTGAGTCCGGTTGTGCAGCAGTCGATGCCGGGGCAGAAGACGGAGCCTGCGCCTAACAATTTTGTTGGTTTGGCGCAGCATGCGTTTGCGTCGAATGGTGTGGTGTTTGCTTGCATGCTGGTCCGAATGTTGCTGTTCTCCAGTGTGCGGTTTCAGTTTCAGAATCTGCGGAACGGTAAGCCGTCGGACACTTTCGGGAATGCGTCGCTGCGGCTGTTGGAGGAGCCGTGGGTTGGTGGTACGACGCAGGATTTGATTGCGCGGATGACGCAGCACGCCGACCTTGGCGGTAACGCTTATGTGGCGAAGATCGGCGGCGAGTTGGTGGTGATGCGACCTGATTGGGTCGACATCATTGTTGAGGAACGCATGGTTCGCGGTGGCCGCGTCGAGGTTGGCGGCGGTCAGGTTGGTTGGAGGAAAGTCGGTTACCTCTACACGGAGGGCGGTCCTGGGTCGGGTAACGATTCGGTGGCGTTCCTCGCGGATGAGGTGGTGCATTTCGCGCCCATCCCCGACCCGCTCGCCTCGTATCGTGGAATGTCTTGGCTGACACCGATCATTCGGGAGATTCAAGCCGACCAGGCGATGACGACGCATCAGAGCCGGTTCTTCGACAACGCTGCCACGGTGAACATGGTGATCAAACATGCTCCCGGCGCGGATCGGGAAGCGGTGAAGAAGTGGGCTGAGGAAGTCGACTCCAAGCATCGCGGCGCGGCGAATGCCTACAAGAATCTGAACTTGTATCCCGGCGCTGATGTGACGGTCGTCGGCTCGAATCTGAAAGACATCGACTTCAAGAATGTGCGTGGCGGTGGGGAAACCCGCATAGCCGCCGCTGCTGGTGTGCCCCCGGTGATTGTTGGACTGTCGGAAGGTTTAGCTGCGGCGACGTACAGCAACTATGGTCAGGCCCGCCGCCGGTTGGCGGATGGGACCGCGCATCCGTATTGGCAGAACTTGGCGGGGTCGCTGCAACGTATTGTGCCGCCACCTAATTCGGGTGCGCGGCTTTGGTATGACGCCACCGATGTGCCTTTCCTGAGGGAAGACGAGCGGGATGCCGCCGACATTCAGCAAGTGCGGGCGGCCACTGTCGCCTCGCTGATTGCGTCCGGGTTCACCCCGGAGTCGGCGGTGGCGGCGGTTGAGGCGAATGACTTTATCGGTCTGCTGAAGCACACCGGATTGACCAGTGTGCAGCTACAGAAACCCGGCTCCAAAGATGCGGGCCAAGGAGGTACAGGCAATGCCGACACCGGCAACAACTGAGCGTCTGGCGTTACCGCCGGCCGAAGGTGTGCGGGAAGCTCCGTTCATGTTGCGGGCCGCCGAACCTGGCGAACCGAATGACGGGCTGACTCTCGACGGCTATGGGGCGGTGTTTAACCGTTTGACGGTCATCGACTCCTATGAGGGCCGGTTTCGGGAGATGATCGCCACGGGTGCGATGAAGCGGTCGTTTCGGGAAACCCCGCCGAAGGTGCAGTTCGATCACGGGCGGCATCCGCTGATCGGGAGCATTCCGATCGCCCGGTTGATGTCTATTGCGGAAGAGACTGATTCCACATTCGCCCCGGATGGCGGTGCGCACATTGTGGCCCGCATGTTCGACAACTGGTTGATGCAGCCCGTACGTGATGCCATCGAAGGTGGCGCGATCACCGGTATGTCGTTCCGGTTCAGTGTGGTTCGCGAATCGTGGACGTACGCCGACGGTAGGCCGATCCGCAATGAGCAGGATCTGCGGGCCGAACTGGAGCGCACCTACTTTTCGGATGTGGCGGAAGAAGATCTGCCCATCCGCACTTTGAAAGAACTTCGGGTGTCGGAGATGGGGCCGGTCGTGTGGCCCGCCTATCCCGAGACTTCGGTCGGCATGCGGTCTCAGGTCATTGACATGAACCGTTTGAACGACCCTGAGCAGCGAAAGTTGCTCGCCCGCGCCGTATTCCTGGTGGATGCGGCGCAATCTGAGGATGAAGACGCGCAGCGAGACACCACCACCGTGGTCGTAGTCGAGCACCCGTCTGAGTTCGACGACGCGCAGCAAGCCACCCCTGAGTGCGTAGGTGAGCGCCCGTCGAATCCTGTTGGCCGCCGCGGCATTGATGTGACGTTGCGGGCCATTCGGGATATGTGCCGCGACATCGAAAACCGCGACACCAGAAGGTAGTTCACCCAACCAATCCGCCGAACCCGAAAGCCGTTGGCTCTCGGGTTTTTTGTTGCGCCCGAAAGGAAAAACGCATGTCTGAAATTGAAGACCAGCCGGTGCGTACCGGCCTGTCGATGACCTACTCGCAGTCGGTCAACCGCATTCAGGAGATCGAGGCCGAAATGTCTCGCCTCGCCGAAAAGGAATCCCTCACCGCCGAGGAAGAGTCCCTCTACAAGGAGCTTCGCGACGAGGTGTTCAAGGTCGATGAGCACCGCAAGCGCCTGGAGCGGGCCGACGAGCTGGCTCAGGTGAAGTCGGTCAAGGGTCAGGTTGATGTCGCCGTGCGTGGTCGCGGTATCCGCATCGTCCCCGGTAGTGCCGGCGGTAGCTCGCAGAGTTCCCGCAATGACTATGACCGTGACTCCATCCTCGAACCGGACTCGATTGAGGATTGCCGTTTCCGCAATCCGTGGGATCTGTCGGAGGTTCGCACGTTTGGTCGTGACTCCGGTGAGGTAGCTGGGGAGTTGCGGGCGCGGGCTTTGTCGGCGATCGAGCGGATGCAGTGCGCCAGCGACAATGTGCGTGCTGCGGCGACGAAGATCATCGAGGAGTTCGACACTGTTGATTCGAAGCTGGCCCGCCAGGTGTTGGTGACGTCGTCGCCCGCGTATTTGCGTGCCTGGTCGAAGATGGCCCGGAGTGCGCAGCACACCCTGTCGAACGACGAGGTGCGGGCGATGAACGAGGTTAACCAGTTCCGTGCAATGTCGTTGACGGACAACGCGGGCGGCTACCTTGTGCCGTTCCAGCTCGATCCCACCGTCATTATCACGTCGGCGGGGTCACGCAACGATATCCGCATGGCGGCCCGCCAGGTCGTCGCTACCGGTGACACCTGGAACGGTGTCTCGTCGGGTGCGGTGTCGTGGTCGTGGGATGCGGAAGCCGCTCAGGTTTCTGATGATTCGACGACGTTCGCTCAGCCGTCGATCCCGATCTACAAAGCCGCAGGCTTTGTGCCGATCAGTTTTGAGGCGTTGCAGGATGAGCAGAACGTGGCCGCTGAGGTTGCGAAGCTGTTGGCGTTCGGCAAGGACAGCCTTGAGGCCAGTGCCTTTGCCACCGGCTCCGGAAACGGGCAACCGACGGGGATTGTCACAGCCCTGACGGGTACCGGTTCTGAGATCAACGCCGCGGCGGATGACACGTTCGCTATCGGTGACGTGTACACGATTCAGGGCAGCCTCCCGGCCCGCTACCGGCCGCAGGCGTCGTGGCTGGCGAACAACCTGATCTACAACAAGATTCGGCAGTTCGACACCTCTGGCGGTGGCGGGTTCTGGACGAACCTCAACTATGACCGTCCCCCGCAACTGTTGGGTCGGGATGCGCTCGAGGCTGAGGCGATGGATGGGAGCCTCACCACTTCTGGTGCGGTGTCGAACTTTGTTCTCATCTTCGGTGCTTTCGAGAATTTCGTGATTTGTGATCGTTTGGGAATGACGGTCGATTTCATCCCGCATCTGTTCAGCACGTCGAACAATCGTCCTACTGGGCAGTCTGGGTGGTACGCCCATTACCGGGTTGGTTCCGACTCGGTGAACGACGATGCGTTCCGCATGTTGGATGTCGCGTCCGCGTCCTGACCTGTCGCGTAGTGCCGGGGGGCGATTCACACCCGTCCCCCGGCGCCACACCCGAACGTGTCACTGCCCCAATGGTTTTACTCCCAGTTTTGAGGAAGAGCGATGCCTGAATATTTTCGTGTGAAAGAGCCGTTCGCATACGGCAATAGTGTGGCGACTGTCGGCCAGATTTGGTCGTCTGATGAGCCGGCGTTTAAGGGTCGGGAACAGTTTTTTGAGCCGGTGTCGAAGGCTGCTGAGCGCACCAATTCCATTGCTGTGGAGACTGCGTCGGCTGCGCCTGGTGAGACCCGGTCGTTCGGTAAGCGTGCCGCTAAGAGGGTCGCGGCGAAGCCTGGTGTGGTCGCTGGTTCTGGCGTGAGTGAGGAGCTGTAATGCGCACTTTGTATTCGCATGCGTTGGCGCAGCGCGCCTTGAATTACGCTGTGCGGTCGAGTAATTCTGCGGCGACTGGTGTCGCTGTCGATACCGCTGTGTATGGCAACAACGGTCGTGATGTGACGTTTGTCGTGTATACGGCGACCATCACTGATGGCACTCACACTGTGACCCTTGAGGAATCGGATGCGTCTGGTTCTGGTTATGGCGCGGTTGATGCTGCTCGTATTCAGGGTTCGCTTCCGGCGATTGTGGCGGCTGACGACAATGTGGTGTTTCAGTTTGGTGTTCGGCCGACGAAACGTTATGTGCGGTTGACGATTACTGATGCTGGTTCGACGTCTGGTGGTGCGGTTGGTGCGGTCGCTCTGATTGGGTGTGGCAGCAATAATCCGGTGGCGCGTGCCTGATGCGCACTCTGCATAACTCGCTGTTGCCGGTGATCGCGTTGACGCAGAATCCGTACAACACTGATGACACGTTCAATGGTGAGCCTGTTGATCTTGGGTTGTATGGCAATGATTTTCGTGACGTGTTGTTTGTTGTTGATCCGGGTTCGATGACGGATGGGACGTTCGCGTTTGTTGTTGAGGAGTGCGGCACGGTTGACGGCGAGTATGTGCAGGTTGCTGATGAGTACATTCTTGGGACTGTTCCGACGGTGACGGCTGCGGATGAGGGGACTTGTCCGCAGTTTGGTTATAAGGCGCATGGTGTGCGGTTTGTGCGTGTGGTGATGACGTCTGCGGATACTGATGATGGCAGTTTTTTTGGTGT